CGATTACGAGCGTGGAGCAAAAATAAGACCAACTTCGGTTGGCATAAGCTACGAAACGCTTAAAAAGAAGGAACATTATGTTCCCGAAACTACGACACTTTAGTGTCGTTAGTAGTTCATTAGTGATTTATTTAAGAAACCTGTAATTCAAAATCATACACCCGAATATGATTTTGCTTGTGCAATAGCCAAATTTCTTGAAAAATTAACAAAAGTTCATATTAGATTTTACACCTCCTCCAATACCTTCACATTCTTTATTTATTGGTGAAAATNGTTTATTACAAATTAATGAATCTTTCGTGTCGTCTCCTGTAGATGAATCTACAGAGAACTTTTTTGATATTTATATGTACACATCGAATAATGAAGAATATTTCAATTTTTTCGACGAAATTTTTTCAAAAAATAGCATTTTTAGTAGCTATATTGCTAAAGACACAATAAATTTTATTATAAACAAATCAATAATACCTGAGATTTTAACAGAATTAACAATAGAAAATTTTGAATTCTTTACAGATACACGAAAATATTATTTATAATTTAACTTTTATTTCATCGAAAGCATATTGTTGCTTCTTATAAATATCATCCCTTCTAGATTCGTATTGTTTAAATAAAATAGTTTTAAAATCCGAATGAAATATATCAACCAAGTCAAATACTACTAATTTTAATTTCTCGGCGTGTAATCTTAATCCACGACCAATAGATTGTCTAACAATTTGGTCTGATTTGAAACTATCAGCAAAAACAATATTTGTAATTGCTTTAATATTTTGACCAGTTGAAAAAGTGCCATAACTGGCTATTAAAATTTTAGGATTTCCTGAAGTGTCTTCCATCACTTTTTTAATATGGTCCCTCTTTTCCATAGAAGTACCACCATCTATATAAAACACATCTTTACCCTGACAATTATCTTTAACATAATTAAAAAGTTCAGTTCCATATTCAATAGTATGAAATAATATAAGTGAATTTGATTTAAATTTATCAACAAGGTTTTTAATAAATGTCTTTCTTTTTGCAGACTTATGAACATATTCTCGTTCTAATTGCCATGCTTTTTGACCATCACCTCTTTTTCTGATATTATAAACACCCTCAGCAAATTTGTGATTATCATGATGTAATAAAACTGCCTTAATCTTAACATCGGAAATTAATCCTTTATCCATCAATTTTTTAGCACTTACATTTACCAATTTTGGACCGTGTAATGAAATTATCGTCAGCCACTCTAATGATGTATTACTTGGGTATGTACCACTCATACCAAATCTTATTTTAGCCGAACCGATTGTTCGTTGTAAAACAGATTGTACGGTTGCTGCTTTAGCGGTATGACAATTAGAAACACATAGATTATTAGCAAAATAATTGTGATTTAATCCACTATCATCCTTAATTCTGAGGTTATAAACATCACCATTATAATCTATTTTATTTATTTTCTTTATTTTCATATATTCTTAGGTTTCTTTTCAATCTTATTTCTTCTGGTTGTCCATCCAATAAATATTTAAATTTTGGATAATTTATCTTAAACCACTCATCATTAATAACTTTAAATTGATAATTATTGCTATTAGCCCATATCGTTGCCGCTTTTATTTTATCTAAATTTTTCTCTAAAGTTTCTTGTGACGCTGGTTTTATTTCATATAAAATTTTATTTGTAATATCATCAAAATCAATAATATATGTATGCTTTTCATCTTTGTGTATATAACCAACTCTTCTGGTCTCATAACTAAATAATGGATTAACTAAATTAAAAAATGCTTCCCAAGAAGATCTAAATTTTTTCTCTACACCATCTATAATTACTTTATATTTTGTATTTCTCCAAGAATTATGAATATTTGGTTTAAATTCACCTCTTTCTATTTTACCTTTTAATATATCTGACAATTTCTTTCTATATTCTGGCATCTTATTCTGATCCATCTTATGTATAGTATTACCAACACCTTTTTTGTTTTTCACCAAACCATTCATGAAAACATTTTTCACTACAAAATAAATGATAACCACGAGGAAATCTATCTAACGCCTTAAAACCTGTAAATTTAGTTTCTTTATCACAATTCTTATTTCTACAATGACAATCTTCGTGTGTGGTATTATTAAGAAAATCAAATATATTTTTATAATTTAATTCTTTATTAATATTAATGTTTATATGATAAATTTTTAAAAAATTATTCAACGATTTATCTATATCATTTCTATTAGAAAACTTAAAAATATTCTTTTTTAATAAATCAAAAATTTCTTTTTTATCATTATCATTTGATTTGTCATTTAAAGTTTTATACACTTCATTATATTTTAAATCCTTAATAATAACTTTATTTTCAGAAAAATTTTTTTCACAACTATCACACTTCAACAAATTAAATTTTCTTTTAATAGCAATTCTTAAATAATGTCCACCGCAATAAGGACAAGTCTTTATAGAAATTGTATCATTTAATTTTTCAGTAAATAATTTATAATCCAAAATCAAAAATCTCATCGTTTTCATTTAATTGATCTACTCTTTTTCTTTTTTTATTTATCAAAATTACCTGATGATTACCAGTTATTTTAATTTTCTCACCATTTTCCATTTCTATTTCATACATTTGTTGATCTTTGCTCATATTCTTATATATAAAATCTACTTCTTTAATTTCTTTCTCACCACTATTTTCATTAATAGTATAAACCAATTCTCCCTTCTTTATTTCAGATATTTTCTTTTTGCCATCAATAGTTGTAATTAATGTATCTGGATGTAAACATTCATCTGTAGCAACAACATCAAATTGACGGAACCACTCTCTGGGCCACTTTTCTAGTGATTGATAAGTTCCAATAAAAATATTTGGCTTCTTTTCATCATCTCTATACTTTCTTGGCTTATCACTCATAACTTCATCAATACGGATATCTAAGGGTGTTTTATTTTCACTTTTAGCACCATAATTATATTCATTCAAGTCATTATAAAATTGTGTGACCAATCCAATATTAGGCACAATTAAAAGGAATTTAGCATCAGGATTTACATTTTTTAAATAATAGAAAAGTAATGTACCAAAGACCAAAGATTTTCCTCCGGCAGTTGCAATTTCAACAACACCGAATTGATACTTTAATATTTGATAAATTGCATCTACCTGATGTTCATATGGTATAAAAGGTTTACCGTCACCTGTTTTATGGTCTTTATAAAATTCATCAACAAATTCTTGTAATTTTTCTTTTGTTATATCCTTGTTAAGAGGAAATTGCTCTCTATTTTCTATTATGAAAGGGTATGCATATTCTTTACAACATTGATAAACTTCTTGCCATAAACCAAAATTTATCATTCCATCACCAAAATATGAAATCGAACCATCCCAAACGCCTAATTTTACACGCTTCATGAAATGGTGATTTTTAACCTTTCTGGTTAAATATAATTTTAATTGATTATATTCACCACTAGTAGATTCAGTTAAAATTAATTTTGTATTATCAGGATTAAGTTTGAATTTCATTTAAAACTTCTAATTTTCTTTTTCTTATGTTTTTAACACATTTAATTAAATGTTTATCAATAATATTATTGAGAATACTAATAAAAATCAGATTATCATTGATATATGCGACATCTGTAGGTGATAAAAAATAAATATATGGACTTTCAACCATATTAAAATCAGCAACATGTTCAATTCTTAAACAATAAGATTTTTCTGTGCTTATAAATGAAATGTTGTGAATTTCCATATCTTTTACATAAATCTTCAGTAATTTTCATAAATTAATATCAAAATGATTAAGTTTTTGAAATTTTTGAATTTGTTCTAATTTTTCTTTCCTAAGATAAACGGGGCAATGTGTTTTTATATGTAACCAAACTATATTTTCTAAAAGGGCATCAATATTACCGTTTTTTCTTTTATTATCTTCTATTTGTTCTCTTGTTATATCATAAGAAAAATTTGAACCATTAAAATGACGAATTAAAATTCTTGGCGTCCAAGTTGCTTCTGATATCATAGAAATTGATCTAATGCGATATTTCTCAATGTTTATATTACCTAACATATTGGTAGGCATACCTACAGGCTGTTGTGCTAAAAAAGATGCTGGAATTGAGATGTATATGCCATTTTATTTATATCCTCCTAAAATATTTGCCAATTCAATTTTATTCTTTACGGTATAATTGATCTGATCTAAATTTTTTGATGTGTCTCTTAAAAAATTCACATGTTCATCTAATTCATTTATAAATAATTGATATTCAGATAAATCAGCCTCTATTAACTTTAATTTTTCTGTACCTGAGGTTTTTACTTGGTAAGAAGTTGCATAAAATTCAAATCTTTGTTTTGTTAGAACTTTAAGTTTTTGAACTGATTTATAAATTTTAACACTATAAATTTTAACCTCTTCTATTACAGTTTGACGATAGCTGATTGCTTCAGCTTGAATATCTATAACGTCTTTAATATCACCTCTTAATCTTGATGTCAAAGCATTTATAATGGCTTTCCATTGTTTCGTAGATTCTATCATTTTTTTGGATATTTCTTCTTTTCTAGAATCTTTTTCTTCAGTTTCAGACATAATTATTGCTTATTTTATATTATATATGTATATAATTTGTATTTGTTTAAATTTTTGAGAATGTTAAATCAAAATAATAATCAAAACTATATTGACTGGAAGATTTAGTTTGGTTATATTGTAATATGATGGAATCAAATTTATAAGGATCAAATCCTATTATATTTGCATTTATTAAATTATTACTATCATATACATCAACATTAAATTTTGGATTATATTGAAGTTTTATATTACTATAAATATTTTGTTGTTGCATATTATAATATTTGACATAAAAAGTAACTTTCTCCAATCTATATCTACTAAAAATATTTTTGTTTATATAATCATATATAGCATTAGTTATATCATTAGAATATAATTCATTTGCATTTATCATTTTAAATACTCTTTGTTCTTTTAATCTAAAATATAAATAATCTCGTAATATAGATGAACCATTAATTACAATTTGCCATTTTGTATTATTTAACATAATATCAGAATTTTGACTCATTAATGAAATAGTTTGATTATTAGATTTTAAATCAGTTAAATTTTCAGAAAAATATGTTTCCCAATCATCTGGAATTGTAGTAACATCAAAATATTGGTAACCATTATTATAATCATTAATTACACAACTAAAATTTATTGTATCATCAGTTATAGAAATAATATCTTCTAAATACATAACTTTACCACCAAAAAAAGTTCTCAATTCTTTTTGATTCATAGTTCCAGGAACTGTATTAGTACTAAATTTTTTTAACATTAAATTACTTTTCATAATCAATCTGTTGATTTTGGTAAAACTGGAGCAGCTATATTTGCTACAGAAGAAAGATTTGCGAACACTTTTTTATTTGCATTTTGATCTGGATTTGTTATAACATAAAAATCTTTATCCCAATTAGAATTAAATATAAATCTACCAGAATATTGGTAACCATATTCATCCACCATAGGGTAGATAGATTTATCTTGGTCATTATTTTTTAACTTTAATGGTGATATTTGAGGATTAACTTTTGAAAAAACTAATTCTTCTATTATACCAAAATTATCAAAAGATGTATCAAATTTATAATTAGATCCCCAATATTTTTTAGTTATTCCTGATAGATATAAATATGTGTTATTAAACAATAAAATATCTTTAAAAATTGGTTCATAAACGCCATTAAAACGATAAATATAATTATTAATTGAAACATTATTTGATGCATAAATAGTATTATTATTATTTTCAATGATATTTAATGTCATTTCCCTAGCTAATGGATCGGTGACATTGATGTTTTGTTTATGCTCTGTGTCATAATATGTTTTATATTTCCCATAGATATTAGTTTTTGGACCTTTTATTGAATTTTTCAAATATGATTGCTCTTTCGTTTCTAATATTTCAGGATCACTTACAGTGAGAATAAAAGGTGGGTCTGCTTTATTCCAATTTGATATAGTTGTCATACTGTTTCCTGAATTAAAAATATTAATTGGCCCTGTTGAACCTGATTGTCCATTTGAACTAACATAATAATAAGTTATACCTGATTCAAATTCTGATAAGGTGTTCATATCGTCAAAAGCATCTATAAAATTTGCAGCGGTAATTAAACTTGGCTGATATATCTGAGGATTAGAAGACATTGCTAAGCCATTCAATGTTTTAGAATTATATAATCCATATTTTTCATCAAAAATTGGCACATTATTAAAACTTATATAATTTTGATTCATTGAAATTTTAACATTTATAACTACTAATATATTTTTGAATTTATCATTCAAAAATACATGAATTCCATTTATATTCTTATTTATTACTGTATTTCCACTTAATCCATTTTCTATACCAATTGTTGGATTATTATCATAATAATACACATCATTTAATATTATTGAAAATTTATAATCATTATAATTTTTATTCGCATTAATAATATTACCAGTCATAATACCATTGCTATTTCTAGAAATACTATTTATTGATAATATATTAACATTTATACCTTTAAATACAGTTGTGGAAGGTGAATAATTATCACCAGATTGAAAAATTGAATATTTTAATGTTGATTTCACATAATTAATATCATCAATAGTAAAGTAAGATTTATTTTTAAAAAAATAATCAAAATAATCAACATCAGAATTTAGATACCGATCTAAATTAAATTTCTTACTGTAATTTTCCATAAAATCAACTTCAATATTAGTTGTCTGATTTAAATATCTAACTATATTTGTCGTTGAACCAGAAAAGAAATTTCCGATTCTATAAAAATAGTCCAGATTTTTTTCAACCTCTTTAGGTATACTATCTTTAATATTACAAGTTCTATTAAAAATATCACCGATTTCTATTGAGTTATTTAATTTATATGGATAATCACAATTAGAATTAGAACCTATAAATCCCCATTTTACAACAGATTGATTTTTTCTCCAGATATTTGTCAAATCATTAAAAGAAATCTCATATAATTCATCATCAGCAATATATTCAGATGAAATATTCATTACTTCATATTGTCCATCTTCTGCTCTTGGATGAACCATGAAATTTTTATTCAGAACTGATTTATCAGTATAATCAACAGCATATAATTTATGTTCTGGTGTTGAATGATAAGTATCTTTTTCATACTCAAAATCAGAATAGTGTGTATTTACAATATCAAAATCAAAATCTTTAATATCACTGAATTTTAATCTGTAAACTGGATAAACTATTGGCTTTACTTTATATTGATAAATTGGTTTATGTACATAATATTTACTATCTTTACCACCTTTCCAATATTCTAAACCAGCAGGAAATGAATTAATTGCATAATCACTCTGTATAAAATAATCATCTCCTCTTTTTTTCAATATATGAAAAATCCCATCTACTTGAATAAGATATAAATCAGCATACATATTTTCAATTGAACCATTTACATAATAAGGATCTATTTGAAAATTGCTTGTAAATCCTGAAATGAAATTAGTGTATCCCGAAGGATTTGTAATTGTTCTACATCTATAATTTCCCTCTATATAATTAATAAAACAAGTACGATCATTAACATTAGTTAATGTAAGACCACTCATATCAAAATCACTCATTATTTTATATAAAAATTGACCATTTTCCAAAACCTTAACAACTTCATAAAAATCATCATTATAATGAATCCAATATGTCTTATCAGATTTAAACCCTTCAACAAATGGAGATTCTATTATTGGACCATTAACATCTACAAATATGTTATTTTTTAAAAGTAATCCTGGCTTTAACTCGGATGTTAAATAAGAAGTTAAATTAGTCACAAATTCTAATTTATCAATATAAAAACCATAATATCTATTCAATGAATAATTTTTAATACTTTCAGGTGTTGCTGGTATATCATTATATAAAAATTTAAGATTAAGTATATTAGGAAAAATTAGATTTTCATCTTTGTAAAAATCTATTAAATCTTTTTCTAATTTAAAATGAGGCTGCTCATAATAAAGAATATCTTGTAAGAATTTAGATTTAGTGACATAAACACCATTGATATAATCAATTCCATACCATTTTGAATATTCATATTTTCTAAAATTTAATTCAAAGGATCTATCTGGAAATCTAGTATTTTCTATAAAATTTTGTGATAAAAAATAACCCAGATCACTTTGATATCTCATATCATAAAAATTAACACATTTCCATTTGTCAACTATTTGAGTATTAAAATTATCCTTAGTTAATTTAGTAACATTAAATTCATTATCAATTTCTTCATAAGGTGTTGGTTCATCAATTCTTAATACAATAAATCCTTCTGGTAGACTACCTTTTCTTAAAAACAAAGGTGCAAAATATTCATAATCCTCTGGATACCACGTATCTTCTACAGCCTTTGCACCTGCCCAATAAATATCATCAAATTGTCTATCGTAAGTTTGAAAAACTGAAGTATTGTCGAGATCATATTTAACACCAAATGCTAATTGAGATGGTAATCCATTATAAAAATTAGCAATTTGTTCTTCATATAGATGATTTTTACTTATTAAAAAATGTTTATATTTTTCATCTGACAATTGTACATTAGAATCAAACGACTCTAAATATAAAGTATAATTAGCATTGACAACCAATTTAATGTTGGTTGTCAATGCTGGATTTGTTCTTATTAATTGAAAGCTTTTATTTATCATCATTTAATATTTTTTTAATCTAAAGGTGTTATGTTTTGTGCAGTTGTATTTGTAACAGCATTTGATCTTACTGTAAAAGTTCTATTTCTATAAATTTTAAAAATTAATTCAAATTCAAATGTTCTATTTAAATTTTCAGGTTCTATAAATATTCTCAATTTTCTAGTTACAAATGGAGAAGTCGAAAGATTAGAAGCAAAAGTTACAGTATCAGCTGAACCACCAGATAATTTAAAATAAATCTTAATAGGTAGTGTGAATACTGTAGATGCTGGTATTAATTTAACACCATCTTTTTCAGAATAAATATAATTTTCAATATTTTCAATATATGGGTGCACACTTACTGGAAACAAATCAGTTTGTTGATAATCATTCGCTGATAATCCTGACATTGTTACTCCGGTCCATTTTATATCATTGAAAATATTAATGGGATCAGCATAAAGTCCATTTGCATCTGCTACTGTTCTACCTGATAAACCAATATTCCAATTCTTTGAATATAAAGTTTGCCCTAATAAATTTGAAGGTAGTGCATCTGGTGCCCAACCATATTTAGTAGTACCAGAATTATAAATTTGATTAACTCCAGAAGTATCTGAAACCCAAATAAATTGATTATTTTGTTGAGCATTTAAATTATCTTCTGAATTCACATAACAAGATAAAGAACCCTTTGAATATGTTGGATTATAAAATCTATTATCACCCGGTACAGTTGGAACATAAGATCTATATGAAAATAACCCTAATTGACTACCAGCTGCAGCATTTTCAAATTGTAGCATATAATCATCAGCAGCATATATAATATTTTGATATGTCCTTGTACCTCCACTCTGAGTAGCATAATCTTCACAACGAACCGTAAGGTTCACTGCAGCACCATTGGCAATTGTAACTTGATATGAATTTTTTATTAATTTAACTATAAGTTCACCTTTTGCACGAAGTATCAATTCTTCTAAAGATGCAATTCTATCAGTTAAAGATTTTAAATATGCGTTCATCATAATAACATTACCAGATGTATCTTTAAAAGATGTACCTAAATTAACATCATTATGAGCAACATATAGGTCATTAATAAAATATGATTGTTGTAAATGTGTTGTTAATCCTTTGGCATTAAATTTAGTCTCTAATTGATTATAAATTTCCTCATTCTGTGCTTCTTTTAATATTAGTGAATTCTCATTACCAACTTGTGATAAATCTGTTGGAAATGGAATCGTTAATATTTCACTCCAATCTGATTCTAATGGTGCATTGGGCCAACCAACTTCTGAAATGGATTTAATTCTTACATCAACTTTCTCACCATCTTGAATTGGAATATCTAATTGATTGATATTAGGCGTATCGGCATCAGAAACATTTTCAATTTCCCAAGTCCATACATCTAATGCCTTATTGTAAGTTCTTTTTCTAGCATCAGTTAAAAATTGATTCCAATTCGAAAAATATCCAGTTACACTTGCATTCTGTGTAGTTACACTAGGATTTGAATAAGCTTTTGCTTGATCATTTATATCACCTGTAGATGTTGAAGTATTATAAGTTGTTTGTGTAACATTCAATTTAAAACCTTCAGTTGGTGGTTCTGAACCACTCACGGAACTATATCTATATTGAACTTTAAATTGAACAACTTCTTGTTTAGATTGATAACCTTCATATCCAGTAAAAACAGGTGAAGGAAAACTCCAAAAACCACGAACTCTAAATTTTGGTGACTCTGTCGAAACTGTGCCAGAACTAGTATTTTCGGTTGTTATTCTATTTACAATAGAACTAAACAATTTAGTTTGTGAATTTTGCTGATTAATTAAACTATCTAATTGATTTTGTGCTGCTTGCTTATCGGAACTGGATTTATATTGTTTAGTACTTATTTCCTTATTTTTTTCTGTAATAGCACTACCTAGTTGTTCTAATTGTGATTTAACAGAAGTTTTTTGTGAATGTAAATCTTTAATTTTAGTTGAATTTGTAGAATCTGTTAAGTGTGTATTAATTTGTAATACTTTAAAGTTAGTTTTATCCAAAACTGGAATATTAGGTGTTACTCCATATTTACTTGGTATATTTTTAACAATCATATCTTTTAATATAGAACCATAATCAAAAACTGTTTCAGCATAATATTTTGTCATCGACACTGTATCATTATCATCCAAAACCAAATCATTTGTATAAAAACATGTACCAAAAGACCAAGTCGTTGATACAATATTAGAATCTGTATTTATTGGCTTTACAAAAACAACATTATATTCATCATATCCAATAGATACTTTAATTGAATTACTATTTAACACTGGACTATAAATTTTCAATGCTTGTGAAATAATAGGAACGGGCTCTAACCCCTCTGTTCTTTCTAAAATAACACGATAATTACTTTTAGCAGTACTAACTTCTTTAATTGTCCATTTAGTTGATGAATCTTTTTTATTGATAATTAACTCATCTCCTATTGATAATTGATGGGTAGCACCAGAATAATCATAATACGTAATTGATCCTAATACATACCATAATTTTTTATTAATTGTGTCATTATCAACACCAATAATATCAAAAATACCATAATACATTAATGTATCATAATCTAAATCAAAAACTTGTTCATCATAAGGTTCGTTAGCACGAAATAAACCATAATTTTTTGGATTATTATACCACGTAGTTAAATCATCAATAAAAATATTATTTTTATTCAAAAATTTACTATCAAAATCATTTTTAGATGTTAAACCATCAGATGTTAAATTGCCAGAATCATCTTTTTGAAAATTAATAATGTATCGCCTAGATAAAATTTTACTTACTTTTCTATCAATTTTACCAGTTAAATCAATATGAACAGCCAACATTGGATTAGCTAATGATTCGAAAAATGAATTATTAATAGATAAAAATCTGGTAACTTTATTCAAATCATCTATCGGATCTGGTTCACGATTTAAGTCATCAACATAAACTCTTCTCATAGTCGTACCATCAGAAACATATGCTGTACTGTCAGCTAATCCAGCTAACTTTTGTATATTTCTATTGGCAACATCTATTTCATTTTTTAATTGACCAACTGTTGGAAATTGATAAGTGGATGATGTACCATCACTATTCATTAATGTTACATTAACCACTGAATTTGTATTGGTTACAACATCATTTAATTTTGTTATAACTTCAATAGAATTTTTATTTAAGAGTGCTAATTGTTCTGTTAAAGATACAAATGTATTTTTCTGGTTTATCATGGTATTAGATATAATTTTTCATTATATATAAAAAATTTATACCTCAAAAGATGAACTATAAATTATATTTATGGGCTATATACATGTGTCCAAATTCATCTTCTAATTCATCTGGAACACCATCTTTTGTTATATTTGGATTTTTAATTATTTCACTTCTAATAATATTGAAAAATCCTTCTTTATTCTTCATTCTTTTATAGAAATTCTTTATGTTTTTAACAATTGGATATAATTTTTCCATTAAATGTAAATTGCATTCCCTTGTTGCTCTTATCATATCTTTTCCGTGCATATTATAATCGCCTGAACTGCCACCTATATCATATTCAAAATGACCAAATTCATTATTAATTGTATTTCCTCTATGAATAGATACTGTCATTGCATACATATTGTTATAACGAACCTGTATATTAGTTCCAATAGAAGTTGATTTAAACCAACCTTTTTCATTTCTTGTACCGGCAAAAAAATCTTTATTCTTCTGATCAAGATATATTGCCCAACCTGGATTATCTGGTTTCATATAATCTTCTAATTTTGGTGTCATTTGATGAGCCAATTCATTAGATACATATAACCTATCACCAGTAAGATAAAATGGTTCTTGTATTTGTGTTAATTCTTCATATAATTTTATATATTTCATAAGTTATATTTAAATGCATCTATTTCATATTGAGGTATAATAATCTCTCCCATGAATTGAAATTTTCGTTTCTCCATCTCTTTATAACTATCAAAAAACCAAATACCTCCATCATCCATCAAAGGATCAAAAGCAATACAAATTTTTTTAATAGTAAGATAAGGTTCATCAGTTCTTACTAACCAATATTTACCTTGATTTGCTTCTTCAAATAATTTTATGTATTTCATTTTACAATAATTATAAATTCTATAGGATCTGATTCTTCAATAACACTACATTCTACTTGATTTCTCCACGACTTTTTTGAAACCCAAGCATCAAGAGTTCGTGTTAATTTATTCATACTCAAATCTTCTTGTGTAAATTGATCTTTTGAAAAATAATTAATAACTTTATTATCAGATATTTGAATTTTTTTACTTTTCTTTGATTTATAAAAATTCTGAAAATCTTGCTTTATTTTAGATAAAGTTGCTAAATTTTTAACATTCATATTTTGAAGAATTTTATTTGCAAATTGTAATGCCTTATATTTTGCAACTGATTTGAAATAACCTCCAGTTATATGAAATTCTCCTACAACATAACTCCTTTGTGAATCTAAATCAACAAATCCATATCTTAATAAATTATTCTCTTTTATACCAAAAAAGAATCCTAATTTATTATCCCTAATTTTCATTAAAGTTTCATAACATGCTGATAGTGAGTGTTTATACTTAAAAATTTCCAAATATTCATCTATATTTTTAATTGTTTCAGTTGAAAAAAAGAAATGATAATTGTAAATTTTTGTGAAATGGTCATTTAAAATAAAATGAAAATCATGATTAGAAATTATCTGTAAGAAAGTAAAAAATGAATGTTTTCCAGATAATTCATAACCTTCGTTTATTAAAAAATCGTTAAAATTCTTTATCATAAATTATATTTATTTGCTGATATTCTTGGTCCAACTTCTGGATCATTTTCTAATTTTTGAATTAAGTCATTACTCATCCAATCTTTTAATTTTTCAAAATGCTCTGGATTAACTTTCATGACTTGATATTCGCAGATCTCATCAATTATTTCTGAAACTTTTCCAATTGTAAGTCTATTCCAAGCATTATTTCTATGTTGTAATAAATTATGTAACGCTTCAAATAATGTTGTTAAATTAATATCTAAAATTATTGCATCAGAAGGATTATTTAAATGATGAGATTTATATAATAAAGTTGCTCCACCACTTCTACCAAAATTTGATACATCAAGCCACATTTTGTGTTTATCTAATATTTTTTTAATTTCAGGATTCAACCATGGTATACCAGAATATTCAAATAATTTAAATCTTGTAATCATAAATTGTATTTATTTGCATTTTCTATATATTCTATATCTTCTCTATTTCTTGAATGTTCTATTATTTCATCTGCATTAAATTCACTGTCTATTCCTGTTTTAAATTCAACTAGATATCTAATAAAAATTTTCATTTTTTTACTATAATATTTTTTATTAACAATTCTTCCCACATTAGATAAAAGAAAATCTCTCCGATCTACGGACATTCTTCTTTTATCATTAGGTTTAACAATTACATATTCACCTATTTGAGGTAAATCTTCTTTACTTTCAAATAATTTAAATCTTGTTATCATTAGTTTAATTTGCTTAATTCTATTTCTCTTTCGTCATTAAAAAAATTAACCATACCAACTAAAGTATTTATCTCATAAGCTAATTCGTTAGATTCTTCCGTATTATAATCTTTTAAAAGTCCAATCAATTCGTCAAATGTTTTAGGTTTTGGATTACCCAAATCTTCTAAATATTCTTCACCTTCTTTTATTTTTGCTGTCAGTTGATCGTAAAGAATCAAATAATCATTATCATTCCATTTAAGTTTAACTTCTTTATCACTTGGTTCATAATATTCATTTATAAAATTTTCATAAGTTTTAATGAATTTTCTTTCACCCATCAACTTATTAGGCACATTTTGAGCATCTTCCTGATTAAATAAATTATTCTTAACCTGAACTTTAAATTTATCATAAAGGGTCTTTGCTATTTTTTTAATATCTAAATTGTTAGTAGACGCTCTATCAATATACATTTGTATTTCGGCCATCATTTCATTATCTTGATTAAATATTTCATCATTAAATTGTTGAATTTGCTCAGGTTTAATTTCCTTATCCTCAGAAATTAATTTCTTAATTTCTTCCTGAACCATATCAAAATATTTTTTTACGATATCTTCGTTTTTAGTATCTGTTGCCATTTTAGATATTTATTTTATCTATATATTAATTAAAAATTTTAAAAATAGAAAAATATGACTTTTAGATATTTATATATAAAGATAAAAGGATAGAAAATGGAAAAGAATTTGAAAATCTCACCAGAATTACACAAAGAAATTAAAATAATTTGTGCAATACAAGGAGTTAAAATTAATGAATGGGTTGAAAAACAATTACAAGAAAAAATTAATCAAATAAAAAATGAAATGGACAACGGAAAAATTACAGGAAGAAGCTAATAAATATAAAACAAGAGAAGAATTTTCAAAAAATAGTTCTTCTGCATATTCGACTGCTAAAAATAAAAAGATATTAAACAAATTATTTGAAACTCACTTAAATGAAGGATATAATAATTTTCGTAAGAAAGATGGATATTGGACTATTGAAAAATTACAGGAAGAAGCTAATAAATATAAAACAAGAGGTGAATTTCAAAAAAATTCAAAATCTGCTTATGGAATAACACATTCTAAGAAATTAATTAACATTTTATTTAAAAATCATTTTAATAATGGTTATGGTATTAATAGAAAATCACATAAATATTGGACTATTGAAAAATTACAGGAAGAAGCAAATAAATATAAAACAAGAGGTAAATTTCATAAGAAAAGTTCATCAGCATATTCTAATGCACTTCAGAAAGGATTGATTGATGAACTATTTAAAAATCACACCAATTTAGGATATGACATAAAAGAGTGGAATAAAAATAATTATATTATTTATGTTTATGAATTACCTGAATATAACAAAGCATATGTTGGTTTAACAAATGATGTTAAAAGAAGAGATAAAGATCATTTATTTGACAGAAAAGAAAAATTAAATTTATTTTGTAGAAAAAACAACATACCATATCCAGAATATAAAATTTTAGAAGAAAATCTAGAATCTTCAAATGCACAAAATAAAGAAAAATATTGGATTGATTTTTATAAGAATAATAATTGGAATATGTTTAATATTGCAAAATCTGGTTCATTAGGAGGTATCACTAGAATATGGACAAATAAAAAATTACAGAAAGAAGCAAATAAATATCAAACAAGAGGTGAATTTTGGGAAAAAAGTGAAGTTGCAGCGGTAATTGCTCAAAGAAAAAAATTATTTGATAATTTATTTCAAAACCACAAAAATCAAGGATATTGTGAAAACAGGGTTCATCGTGATTACTGGACAAAAGAGATATTAATAGAAGAATCTAATGAACTACTAACGACACTAAAGTGTCGTAGTTTCGGGAACATAATGTTCCTTCTTTTTAAGCGTTTCGTAGCTTATGCCAACCGAAGTTGGTCTTATTTTTGCTCCACGCTCGTAATCGGCCGTTC